GCTTTTTCAAGGTAAGAAAGTATCAGAGGTCCTGCAGTTTTGTCCGGTAAGGATGCTAAGGCATAAGACTCTTCAGGACTAAATCCAAATCCCTGCAAGGCATTTGCTTTTTGTTTAAAGGCATCTCGTTGTTGCATTTGTTGTACACGAGAATTCGCCAAATTTTGCAGAGAAGCACTTAATCCAGAACCAAGTCCTGTTCCAAGCGATTCACCAATTCCAGCTGGTTCTTTAGGAAGTATTGTTATTGCCATCTTTTATCCTTGAGAATCTAAATAATTATAGAGACCATAGCCACCAGCTAAAAGCCCTAAAATGGCAGCCAATGGCAATACTCCGCTTGCTGCGGCCGTTCCTGCACCACTTGCTAAAGCTGTTCCTGTGCCCGTCGCCGCGGAACCCCCGACACCGCCTAATGCGCTTCCAGCACCAGCAGTTCCGGAACCACCACCAAAAAGAGAAGCTAAATATGATGGTGCAGCATAGCCAATACCAGAACCAATACCTTGAGCTAAGGGAGCTCCAGCACCACCTTGTCCTTGTTGATACATATTTTCAAATTGTGGTGTTAATCCCAAGGAAAGTTGTTGTAAACCATATTGTCCACGAAGAGCAGCAAGTTGAGATTCTAAATCAGAACCAGCTTGACCTAGAGCTCCTTGAAAGGCAGAGGATCCACGGGTGTCGCCAGACAAGGCCGTAAAACGTTCTGCAAGAGAAGGAATAGTCTTTTGCTGGAAGTTCTTACGAGCAAGATCTTCAATGCCTTGGAAATTGGTATTTTGCATACCCTGAGAAAGCAATTGTTGTAAAGCATTGCTTGCTTGAGGGGTAACAGTTGGTGTCGTTTTTATTTGGCCAGGAGTACCCAGAAAAAAATTGCCCGTATTTGCCATTACATCTCCGCGTTATTTAAAAGTCTTCTTCTCTTTAGCTTAATAAGGGTGCTTATTGATTTCTATCTTTTTTCAGCTCTGCAAATACTCAACGACAATATATACCGTTGTAAATGTGATACCGCTGTTATTTGTTATAACAACCTGAGTCGCATTAACTTTCAATTCAACGTTAGTCGCTCCTGCGGCACTTGCCCAGGGAAATGGATAGTAATTGTTACCAGTTGTATCGTTTCCAACGCCATAGATTCGCGTAAAAGTAGTATTAGCAGTTACAGTGATATTGTGATTAAAGGCATCGGCTCCGGCGACATTACTCCGCATATAAGTCTGGCGTAAAACTTGTCGATTGCTCGGCCCTTGAACCGTCGACGAATTGTTGGCAGGATTTGGAAAATACGTTTGATTTGTTGCAAATTCATTGCGTTGATATACACCAGTATCTTTATTATTAACGGTAACCGCCATGATGTTAAGATTCTGATATAGACGTATTAAAAGTTCTTTGAATTTTGGATCAAGATCAATCGATTGTAATTCCTGGATATCCCAGATGTAATTCGTAGGTAATACTGTTCCAATATTTGTTTTAGGTATTGCCATTATTGCAACCTGCTAGAAGATTTGGCCGTATGCAGAAGAACCGCTTCTAATTCAAAATCAGACCAAACAACATTTTGTTGAAGCATTTGTGCTGTTGCAAGATTATTTGGATCAGGTGCATATCCAGAAGACATATACATATCAAGTTGGATACATTCACCAATGCTTTGAAAATATATTGGATGCCATAGTCGTTGTTGATAACTTTCTAATGGATATAAAGCTGGATCATAGGGACTTGTTTCGAGAACATTATTACCCATGATAGCCGTTGATGCTTGACCACCTTCAATCATTGATACTTCGGTATCGGATGGGTAGTAATCTATGGTAAGGGCCCCACCACCATTAGCAAAAGTACCGGTCTTTTGAACTGCAAAATCAATGCGCGCGAGATAGACATTTCTACCTTCCTTATCATAGGGATTCCATTGCTTTGTAAGCATTTGTAAATTGCTTACCCGCGCAAGCGTACCACCACCAGCATAGGTTCCAGTAATGGTTAAATTGGGATCGGCAATAGTTATTTTATTAGCATTTACTATAGATGATATTGCATAGAAGAGTTGTGTTGTGGTGATACCTGAAGCATTCTCAAAAGCAACAACAGCCGGTAATCCATCAGCATCATCGGCATAAAAATTATGATTAACTACTACCAAATCAACAAATCCTGCGCCGGATGCCGCACTGGGAATGATAACATCAGTAACTTGAAGCGATGCTGCATTACGGGCTAAATCGGGAGCAATTATTAGTACGAATCCTTCTTGATTTCCTGCAAGAATTTGTCGATGATTCGCATCAACTAAATTGCTAATCCATGTTCCACTAAAATTTTCCCACCTAAGTGGTGTAGAAGAAAGCCAAGTCATATCAACTGATTGTTCGAAATAACCAAACGCAGTAAAGCAATCATCATTTACTGCCCATGTTGATGTTTTATAATTAAAGACTAAAACCTGTGTCGGAAAACTTTGAAGTGTAGAATTAATTTCCGTATCAACAAATGACCAATAAACCATCTCTGTGTAATAATCTCGCACACCGCATGTTTGCGTTGGAGAACCGCTTTCAGCTCTAAATGCATCAAAGATTTCATCGGGTATTTTTGTATCAATCCGTTCTACATTAGACCCATTACAAGCATGAACTCCCGTGTTGCCAATAGTTAATACTGCTTTATCAAAAGGTACTGTAGAAAATGTTGATTGGGATCCAAGTTCAGTATTAATCTTTTGCCATGCAAATGGGCCAACAAGGAAATCACCGAGGTAAATAATTTCCCATGTAGATCTCTCAAAATAGACAATAAGACGATCCTTAATGAACTCAGCAGAAATTATTTGTTCATCAGTTGCCGCATCAATAAAACCGCCCCCGGCAGATATATTTCCAGATGCATCTTGTTGATTTGGTTCATACCAGGCATTAACCGCAAGAGGAGATCCATTAAATGAATAGCGCGCACGATTCGTATAGGCAGTTGCTGTACCCGTACCAACTCCTGCACCACCGGTGTTATTGTTTTCAATAGTATTTAAAAGAATCAATCGATTTTTAAATACTACAATGATACGAGCAGTTTGCACAAAAGGCCCCGCTCCAAGAGCACCTCCAGCAGGCAAGAAAAAAATACCATTTGCTACAGAACTTCCTGGATGAGATGTCCATGTAGTTCCATCAAAAGTCCAAATAGGATCATCATTAACCCCTGGTTTTCCCGCGCCTGTTCCCGCATTAAAATTAGTAACCCACATGATGGGTTGTGTAGCTGCGGTTGATGCAGTTCCCTGCCAATTGGTAGCCCAAAAGAAATTTTGAATACCGCCATGCCAAATTGCAGTACCCGATCGAGACCATGATCCTGACCATACATAGGCAAATTCTGTATCAAAGGCATAGGTTGGATGATTATTTATTGCGCCTGATTCATATTGTGTAATACCCATGACTGGTAATGATGGATACCAGAAAACATGGGCACCCGAACCACCGGTAAAGGTAATGGTGTTCGGATTGACTGTGCTATCAATCAGTGCCGAAACGGCAACATTGGTTGAATAGGTGGCTACGTTTGGACCAAGTTGATATACATAGAAAAAATCAGTTCCTAAAGAAAAGGTCTGACCAATAGCAAGTTGTGGCGTATGAGCATTGGTATTAGCGGGAAGAGTCATGGCGGCATTAGTATTAGCACCAAGATCGACCGCTAAACGAGTAGCTGCTTGAGTAGTTCCCATCCATTTTGATCCAAAGCGTTTTCTTATTCGTCCCCGAAATTGATAGACATTTTGAAGATAGGCAAACGCGTCATCCATGATTTGCCATGGTCGAAGATCAGTTTGTAAACCCGAATTTAACGGTGCAATAAGAAAACGATCGAAAGGCATATTACCACCCTATAGCAATAATATTTATAATTCCGACTGAACCACTATTTGTAGCAATCCAACAATTTGCTTGTGTTATTGAACCGACTGAATAAAATTTAGTTGCTAAACTTGGAGAAGTAACATTTTGATTTACCACAACTGCAAAACATGCATGAGGAAAAGCCAAAGGAAATGTATAACTAAATCCAGTCCCAGCTTGACTTTGCGAACCATCAAATTGAATAATTATTCCCGATGGTAAGTATGTCCATCCCGATCCACCATTAGCAGCACTAGCTGTGGATGAATTACCTAAAAATGAAGCACTTGCCGGTATTTGAACTGTAGAAACAATGGCATTAATTTTGTTTTGCT